TAGTGGATCTGACTTTGAACTGTAAATAATAAAAGGGGTGTGTAATGGTGTAAAATTGCCTGACGAGGTTATACACACTTAATTGAGGAGAAAATACTTGCATTACCAACCCTCAGCCCTAATATTATTATGATAAGTACAAAAAACTTAGCAAGAGATGAAAATAATATACCTAGCACATGGGTATTTGAATATTATCTAGATCTTCCTGAAAGACTTACTGGTCAGAATGTGAAGATAAGATCTATATTTAATCCAACTGAAAGGACCCCTAGTATGTGGGTCTTTTTAGATAAAGGTGCTAAAGAGTATAAGTATAAAGATTTTTCTACCGGTAATTATGGTAGTAAAATAGATTTAATTAAGGAAATATTTAATCTAGATTATTCAAAGGCAGTATTTAAACTAGTACAAGATTTTAATAAGTTTACTCTTGATAAAGGTAAATATGATATAGGTGAGTTTAAACAAGTATCTAAATATAAAGTTGACTTTTGCAAAGAAAGACAATGGAATAAAATAGATCAATTGTTTTGGCTGCAGTTTAACATTGGTAAAAGAATGTTAGATACTTATAATGTAAAGCCGTTAGAGTATTATAATATGTCTAAAGAAGATGGTGATGGTCTACATACTATAACCATATCTAATAAAAAGATATATGGATATTATAATAAAGATGGTCAGGTATATAAAATATATCAACCGGGTCATAAGAGCTATAAGTTTATTAAAGTAATGCCTTACATTCAAGGTATAGATCAATTACAGTATAATGAAAAGTATTTAGTCATTTGTTCTTCTTTGAAAGATGCAATGTGTCTAAAACAGTTTGGGTATAACCTTGAGGTTATTGCTCCTGACTCAGAGAATACTATAATTAAACCATATATAATTCAAAATCTTAAGGATAAGTATAAAAAAGTTATAACTTTGTTTGACAATGATGTAGCAGGTGTTAAAGCTATTAATAAATATAAAGAACTATTTAATATTAATGGCTTCCATCTTACTTTATGTAAAGATCTATCAGATGCTGTGTGTGAGCACGGTTTTGATAAAGTACATCTTGAGTTAAAACAATTATTAATTAAAACTTTAAGATCATGAAATGGTTTATACCTGGTAATGTTCCCTCTAGTAAGAATGGCAAAAGATGGACTGGTAAATATTTAATATCAAGCAAGACTGTGATGAAGTATCGTAAGGATACTGCACCCACATATAAGAAGTTAGCTGCTTCTTTTAAAAAACAGTTTGATAAATATGAATTACCAGTTATTGTTTGTTTTAAGTTTATAAGAGGGACACGCCATAAGTTTGATTATATTAATCCTGCACAAACAGTGCAAGATGATATGGTTAAGTATGGTTGGATTGAGGATGATAACATGAAGTTTATTATTCCAAGATTTGAGAAATATGAATATGATAAAGATAATCCTGGTGTTGAAATAAAAATTTTAAAAACTAATAATTTAAAAAATGGGATTGAGCTTAGAGGAAAAGCTAGTAATGGCAAAAATAAAAGAACATAATGTTGCATACATGGAGGTTAGATATGATGGTGGTGGTGATGATGGAATGATAGAAGATATTGAATTTTATGATATAAATGGTAATAGAATGAATGTTACTGTTGATACAGATAAATTAGATAACTTTTTATATGAATGTATATCTAATAATGTTGAATGGGATTGGGTTAATAATGAAGGTGGTTATGGTATGTTAACTTTTAATTTTAATCATGATGAAATTAAAATAGATCATACACAAAGAGTTACTGAAGATCATGAATATGATGTTAGTACAGAACTAAATAAATACTTAGGTATTTAATGGCTCATCCTAATATTCACGCTAATTCTTCTGTAAAGAAGTTTGGTGGTAAGCCTGAAGACTATTTACATATACATAACTGGATGGATGCAACTAAAGCATGGCTAGGTAATAGCATGCATAGAATGTATCGTCATCATAGTGAGGGTATATTTGAATGTGAAAAGTTTTTTGGTTCTACATTTAAGAATTCAGATGGTAAAACTGTATATACTAGATATGTTGCAGAGCAGCATGTAAGAGAGGATTGTAATAATTATATTCCCTCTGCAAAAGAATGGTTAGATAATATGCACAAGAAGAAGTTACCCTTGTGGATGATTAAAACAATGAAAATAAATGACTAAAGAAGAGTTCTACGGAAATTTAAAATTATTGAAAGCAGGAGAAGATGATTTTGAAATTGCAATAAGTAATATTAAAAATTCTACAATCAGTATAGATTTTTTATTACTGTTTCAAAAATCATTATCCCTATATAAAAGACAAAGTTTAACAGAAAAGTTTGATGAGTTAAATGATATAGGTACATGGGATGAAGTTGTACCAAAGTTAAAAGATGAAGTGGCCAGAGAGATTGCACAGGAGTTGGTAACTAAAGAAGTTACAAACTTGCTTAATAATCACTGGAACTTTATAAATAAAATTAATTTAGAGATTTCATGGTAAATATATCAGATATACTTGCAAGAGCAAGTAAAAGTCTAATCTTAAATGAGCCCTTCTATGGGCTCTTTTTGATTGGCTTAAATAAAAAAATACGTAAAGACATACCTACTGCAGGTGTGAGTAAAAATGGTATAGGTGTTCAACTATCTATTAACCCAGGTTTCTTTGCTGATCTTAATGAGAAACAAAGAATAGGATTATTAAAACATGAGTTGTTACATATTTCTTTTGGACATATAGCAATGAGAGATAGGTTTAGTAATCATAAATTATTTAATATTGCTGCAGATCTTGAGATTAATCAGTATATATCTGCAGATCATTTACCTGAAGGTGGTTTAACTCTTGATACATTTCCTGAACTAAATCTTCCTGAAAGAGCTGGTACTACTAAGTACTATGAGTTACTTGAGAAAGAGCAACAGTCTGGTAGTTGTCCATCTTTAGAATCTATATTAGATCAAATGGATGGTGATAGTCAGTATTGTCATGGTACATGGAAGGAGTTTGAAGATTTAACAGAAGCTGAAAAGAAGCTTGTAGAAAAACAAGTGCAGCATCAGTTAAAAGAAACTGCTGAACAAACTGAAAAGAGACGTGGTAATATACCAGGAGAACTTGCAGATCTTATTAGTAGACTTAGACATATTGAACCTCCAAAGTTTGATTGGAAAGGATACTTAAGAAGATTTGTTGGTAATTCTAGTGTATCATATACCAAGAAGTTAAGACGTAAGTATAACAAAAGGTATGTAGAAAATCCGGGTCTAAAGATAAAGTTTAAGAATAATATACTAGTTGGTGTTGACACATCAGGATCAGTATCTAATTCTGAACTAAAAGAATTTATGAATGAGTTAGTACATATGCATAAGACCGGTCACAAGATTACGGTTGCACAATGTGATACTCAAATAAATTCTGTAGAAGAATTCAATCCAAGAAAAGATTGGGAAATAAAAGGTAGAGGGGGCACATCCTTCCAGCCAGTTATTGATTTATATAATGAAAGAAAAGGGAAGTATACTGCCCTTATATATTTAACAGATGGTGAAGCATATACTCCAGAAAACTGTCCTCATAATACTTTATGGGTTCACAGTTCTAACTGTAGTATTAATGAAGACTTACCAGGATTAAGAATACAATTAAATTAAAAAAGAAAAATGGCACAAGTAAATTTAAATATTGATGAATTAAAAGGTTTTGTTAACCACATAGTAAAGAACAATAGATTTCTACAAGAAGGAGGTAAAAATCCTGTAGCTGTTGAAGTGGTAGGTGAATCAGGTATTGGTAAAACTACTGCTGTACTACAGTTGGCTAAAGAAAACAATCTTAATTTTGTTAAGCTTAATCTTGCACAGATAGAAGAGTTAGGTGACCTTGTAGGTTTTCCTGTTCGTCAGTTCCAGATGTACAAAGAGAAGCAAGTAGCAAAGAAGATTGATGATCTTAATTATACTGCAGCACAGAAAGCTGCGGCTGCTGCACAAGTTGGTAATGCTGCTGTTACAAAGAAAGTTGGACAGTGGGTTGATGAGCTTGCAGTTGAAGAATATCTTAGACAAGGTTGGAAGATGACCGGTAAGAATAGAATGTCTTACTGTGCACCTGAGTGGATTGCAGATAAGAAAGATGGAGGTATACTTCTTCTTGATGACTGGAACCGTGCAGATGTTAGATTTATACAGGCTGTCATGGAACTTGTAGATAGACAGCAATATATTTCTTGGTCTTTACCAAAAGACTGGCATATTATACTAACCAGTAATCCAGATAATGGAGACTACATGGTTAATAGTATTGACTCAGCACAAAAGACTAGATATATTACTGCTAATCTTAAGTTTGATGTAGAAGTATGGGCTCGTTGGGCAGAAGAAGAAGGTATTGATACTAGATGTATTAACTTCTTGTTATTACACCCGGAGCTTGTAACACAAGAGACTAATGCAAGATCTATTACAGCATTCTTTAATGCTATATCTAGCTTTGAATCTTTTGAAGACAACTTGTCTATGATTCAAATGATTGGTGAAGGTAGTGTTGGTGATGCGTTTGCATCTATGTTCACTACATTTATTAATAATAAGCTTGACAAGCTTGTAACACCTAAAGATTTATTGACTCATGATAATGAGCAATATATTCTTGGTGAACTAAGAGGTTGTGTTGGTAAAGATGATACATACAGAGCAGATATTGCATCAACTCTGGCTACCAGATTGGCAAACTATTCTGTTGTATACTCAAAAGAAAACACTGTCTCACAAAAGATTACTGATAGATTGATTGCATTATGTACTAAAGATTATTTTACTAATGATCTTAAGTATCTTATTGTACGTACAATCTTTAACGGTAATAAATCTAAGTTTAACAAAATGATGATGAATCCTGAAATCATCAAAATGACCGTAAAATAATATGGCAAGAGCAATACACCAGGAGTTTAATCCTGATGCTATTGAACATTTCTCTATTAACTGTGACCCTTATGGGGTCATGGTTGATAGGAATGGTACAATAGAAA